GTATACCATTTAATATAAGTTTAGGTGGTGGTTCTCAAGGTCTAATGGAAAGTATGACATTTGATGGTCAAGATACTGAAGATTTAGGGTTACTAATTGAAAAGAATTTTGCTGGAACATTTATAGGTCAAATATCACAATTTAAATTTAATATTTGTGATATGAATTGGTGTGATATTAGTGCTGGTTGTTTAGCGCAATGTGATAGATATGACTTGAATTGTTGTGGTGACCCAGACAATGGGTTAATCATTGATGAGAACGGTGATTATATTATTCAAGAAAACGGATATGGTATTCAATATTAATTTTTATTTTTTTGGGTTTATTATGACTCAACTAATATTTATTAATAAAAATACATAATGGCAAATAAGAAAATATATCAATTCCCTATTGACGCTAATTTATCTGGTGATAATTTGTTCTTAATGTGGGCTGATAATATAACTGCCGTTAGTACTTTATCAGGTGTTACAAATTATATTGCAAATAGCCTATCAGACATATACGTTACTGGTGGTACATATGATGGTACTGATATAATTCTAACTAGAAATGATAATAATACAGTATCATTCCCTCTACCTATACCTGAAAATAAATGGGTTATTGAATCTGGAACAACTGTAACAGTTAACACAAATTCACAAAGTTTCATTTATGGTAATTTGTATGTTGAAGGGTTACTTAATTTAGAAACTAATTCACAATTAGTTGTATTAAATGGTGATATTATATTAGATGGTGGTTCAATAAGTGGTGATGGTACTACTTTATTAGTCGATTTACCTATTTTTAATACAGTAACAACTGGTGGAACGTACTCTGATGGTACTGCAACATTTACTAACAATACGGGTGGTACATTCAATGTAGATGGATTTTATACAGGTAGTACTGAAGTATTTATAACTGGTGGAACTTATTCTAATGGTATAGCTGAATTTACTAACAATACTGGTGGTACGTTCAATGTAGATGGATTTTATACAGGTAGTACTGAAATATTTATTACTGGTGGAACTTATAACCAAAGTAATGGTATAGCTGAATTTACTAATAATACTGGTGGTACATTTAATGTAGATGGGTTTTTAACTGGTTATACCAATTATTATACAACTGGTGCAACATTAGTTGGTACTACACTTAACTTTAATCGAACTGATACTTTATCAGCGTATAGTGTTAATTTAAGTTCTTTAGGTGGTTCAATTAATTATGCTAATGTTATATTTGTTGATGCCACTAATGGTAATGATAGTACTGCTGTTACAGGTAGGTTTGATAAACCATGTCAAAGTATATACCAAGCCTCATATTTAGCTTCACTAATCTCAAAAAGTTCAACAAGTAAAGCATTAATTTATATTAGAAAAGGTGGGTATTACTGGAATGGTGCTCTACAAAATTATTTGGATTACTACTCTGAACCTGGTGTTGTATTTACTGGTGGTAGGGTTACTGACCAATCTTATGGTGCAGTTGTAAGTAATTTTTATGGATATTCAATATTTTCAAATACGGATATATACATATCAGCAGCATCTTCTGTTAATTTTGAATTTGATTATATGTCTAATTCTGGTTCTGCAATCTTAATAATACCAGCATCAGGTACTGCAACTGTTACAGTAAAAGCTAATTATATTTATGCGTCAACTTCTGGTACTGGGTATGGTATTACTATGCGAAATAATGTTAATGCGACTATGAATATCTCTAGAGGTATTGAAGCAGTACATAGTACATTTGACATTAGGAGTCATAGTGGTGATATTGTTATTAATTGCCCAAAAATATATTTAGGGACTGGTAATATATATGGTGGTAACTATAAACAAGCTTTAATACTTTATTCAACAAATACTGATTCTAAAGTTATGATAAATGGTGATTTAGTTAATAAAGATACAATTTATTATGGTGGAATATCAAGTATGCTTACTTTTTGGGGTGGTGTACAAGGCACTGTAATTATTAATGGTGATATTATTGGTAATGGTACAGTTGGTACTTATTTAAATGGAAGTAGTTCAACTGGTAAATTAGTTGTTAATGGTAGTGTTTCTAGTAATTTAACACCAATTAACTTAAATGGTTCAAGTAGTTATTATTTTAAAAATGGTACAATATATAATAGTAATACATATTCTGGTTATGCTGGGTCACCAGCTATAGCAATATTAGGTAGCTGTTATGCTTATTTTAATAATATTAATTTTTATAATGGTGCTGACGTAACAAGTGCTATTGATATAAACTCAGCAACATGTTTTGTATATGTTTATAATTCACTAGCATCAGGTAATGGGTTGGTAGGTTATTTTATGTATACTGGTACTCCTGGTGTGACTGTACAAATACATAATGTTAGGTCAACAAAGGCATTACATGTGAATGTTATTGATGGTTTAACACCAACAGGGTTAATTATTGATACAGCATTAAAACTTCCAATTTTTTAAATTATGAATAGTACAATTTTATATGGTAGTAATTTACCCGAATTAACAAACATACTAATGGGTATGGTAACAATGTCAGATAATACATTATCTCAATTTAATAGTAATATTAATGATTTATCTGATTCAGATAAATTTATTATAAATGAATTTACAAATTTAACAAGTTTTAATACTATGGTTAATATTAACAATTCTTCAATATATTTTGATTGTACTATGGTTACACCAAATAATGTTTTAACTGAAATGAGCGATATTGATTATCTAACTTTAAATACAAATGATACAACAATTATTAATAATTTTATCACTTTAATTAGAAAATTAAGTAATATATAAAATAATAAGATATTTATATAAAAAAGGAAAAAAATGGGAAGAATAATTCAACAAAACAATGGTAAAACAACTGTATATATTACAGGTGAGAATATTAATAATATACCAGTATCAACTAACACTTATTATCTGGGTGTTGATTTAGCTAGTGGTTTTTACGAAAAGTTAAACCCTAGTGGTGATATAATTAATCTTGAATCTTCAGGTGGTGGTTCATTTACAGGTGGAACAGTTAGTGGTGCTACAAACTTTACAAATAGTTTAAGTGCAAATACTTTTTCAGCAACAACTTATCTTAATTTACCTGGTGATAGTGTGGAGGTTACTTATTCAGAACTTGTTGATAAGATTACAGGTGGTACTTTATCTACGGGTAGTTACTATATTATAACAGATTTTCAAACTTGCTATGACCAACCTGACTTTGAATACAATAACACTCCGATAATATCAGGAAATTATAAACAAGGTCCAGTAGAACCTATTGTTATTCTAGCTACAAGTGCTGACACTATTAGTTCTATCGCATATCAACCAGCTTACCCTAACGATACAATTAAATATGATTGGTCTTGGAATATGACAGAAGTGACGAATGGGGCTGCTTATGGTCGAATTACAGAGCGTGTTGATGAATTTAACAATAGAACTGATTATGACCATAGAAATATACTATTTAAAAGATATAGATTATACACATATAGACAAGACCAACCTTTAAATGGTACAATAGAAATAACAAGTACTAACCTTAATAATGTAACTGGTACTACAACACAGTTTACAAATTTATCCGTTGGTGATGTTATATATGTACCAGGTATAAATCCAAGTTATTTTGAAGTGGTGCATATATCAGGTGATACTTTAATGTCGATTACTGGTGATACACTTTCTACCTTTGGTGGTGGGTTTGAGTTTTACAAAACAATAGAAGAAACGAATGATTCTAGTGGTTATTTTAGCTTTAAAAGAACAAATGTAAAAACTGATGATTATTTAGAGTACACAACATTTGGAGATGCTCTTAATCAATCTTACGCAAAAAATAATTATGTAGGAAACTACGCAAATAACCATACAAATATAGGTGAAACATTTATATTATCAAACAACGTATTTTTAGAAGGGGAATACGAAAGTAATAAATTTGGTGATTATTGTTACAATAATACTTGGGGTACTGATAATGAAAATAATACTTGGGGTGATTACTGCTATAATAACGTTTCAACAAACGATATTGATGATAACATAATAGGTCACTATTTTAATAATAATTTAATAAATGTTAATTTAACTGATAATCATATTGGAAGTGATTTTAATAACAATAAATTATTAGGTGAAAATGAAGAAGATTTTATCGATAACCTTATTGGCAATGGATTTAATAGTAACGTTATCTATTCTAGATTTTATAAAAATGAAATATTAGATAATTTTAATAATAATGAAATTGGTGACTTTATTAACTTAGATAATTTTGAATTCTATAGAAATTATATTCGTAATAATTTTAATAACAATATTATAAGACAAGATTTTCAAAATAACCAAATCGGTACAAACTTCCAAGAGAATGAAATTAATGGTGAATTTCAGGGTAATACCATTTTAAATGGTTTTAACAATAATACAACTAGTGGTTATTTTGGGTTAAATAATATTGGTAATGGGTTTAATAACAATACTATATATGATGGTTTTTATCAAAACACAACTGATTATTATTTTTATAACAATATAATTAGTAACAATTTTAACACAAACAAGGTAGGTACTTATTTTGAAAATAATAGACCTTCAAATTATGGTTTATTTGAGTGGAATGATTTATCAACGGTATCGACAAGAACATATAATACATTAAGAATTTCACTCGATAATAATGTTGGTAATTACATTTTAGGTAAAGAACTTGTGATGAGAGTTATATCAACACAACAATATTTTAGAATTAAATTCAGACAATGGACACAAGGTGGAAATGGTGGTGGATTCCAATATGAAAGACAAGAAATAGATTCAAATGGTAATAATATAGGTTCATTCGTTGTATTTACTAAAACTAATTATGGTTCAGAAGTGGATATTATTGTTCCTGGTGTTGTAGAATTAACAAGAGATAGTCAAGGTGGATTATATAATACAATAACTGACACACCACCATTTAATAATCAATGGCCTGGTCCTGGTGACACTGAATGGAACTCAATCTACACACAACAAAATAATGGTGAAAGATTCGCATATAATACCATTGGTAATAATTTTAGAAATAACATAATTGGTAGTGATTTTGGTTATGGTGGTGGAGACCCATATGGTAATATCATAAATGATAATTTTGAAAATAACACTATTGGTCAATTTGCGTATAATAATGTTATTGGTAATGAGTTTAGAAATAACACCATTGGTGATAATTTTGAAGATAATACAATTAAAAATTACTTTATTGGAAATACAATATCAGATGGTTTTGAAAGTAATGAAATAGGTAATTACTTTGGTAATGATGGTTCAGGCATTGGAACACCTGTTCAAAATATTATTTTTAGTGATTTTAAATACAACAAGATTGGTAATTTCTTTGGTAATGACACTAATTTCCCTTCAGTTGGTGGTGGTACAAACGGTGACGGTGGAAACGTTGTAAACGATGGATTCCAGTTTAATGTTATTGGTGATAATGTGTTATTTAACGCATTAAACCTAAACTTCACTAATAATAAAATTGGTAACGACTTTTGGTTTAACGTATTTGGTCAAAACACATCAGATAATACAATAGGTAATTTATTTGTCGGTAACTCAGGTATCGGTGGATTCCCAACTGAAATTGGTGATAACTTTATATCTAATAACTTGGGTAACTACTCAGCGTTTAACGAAATTGATACTGATTTCCAATACAACAAGATTGGTCATTTCTTTGGTAACGCTGGTAGTGGTACACAAAACATTATTTCTACTGGATTTAACAATAACAATATCGGTAATTACTTTGGTGATGACGGTTCTCAAACTAGTGGGGGTAATAATATTGGGATTAACTTTACATTGAATGAAATTGGTTCTCTTTTCTATTCCAACACAGTTGGTAATGACTACCAAAACAACACAGTGGGTAATGAATTTGATAATAACACTGTGGGTACTAACTTTAGTAAAAACAATATAAGTAATGGATTTAACAATAACAACATCGGTAATTACTTTTTTATCAACACAGTGGGGGATAACTTCAACGGTAACACGGTGGGTGATTCCACTTTTTCCAACACAGTGGGTAATGAATTCATCACCAACACGGTGGGTAGTAATTTCATAAGAAACCAAATTGAGTGCTCACCAAGTAGTATAGATTTCACAACGGGACCAGCAACTCACGTATACGGTGATTATAACTGTATAATATTCAAAAGACCTGATAGTACATTAAGATTATCTTACTACGATAACTCAGATGTGTTAAACATAACAAACATTGACGCATAATAATAAGAAAATTAAAAAATAAAAATAAAATGGCAAGTGCAAATTTTAATACACAAATACTTTCATCAAATTATGAAAAACAAAATACTGAATATTTTTTAGATGATGTAATAACAAAAGGTTTTAACGGTCCTTATTCATATAACTTTACTGATGAATCCCAAGTTCCTAACGGTGTAACATTAGACGGAGATATGTTAACAATAGCAGAAAGATTAACTTTTGTTTTGTCAATAACAGTACAAGGTGGAGATAAAAATAATCCTATATCTGCTATAGCAACAACAAACGTAACTATTGACACCACAAAAGATTATGCTAAAGAGGTAGAAATTCTATTGGACAATCCAAACATGGTTAAAAAAGTAACTGACACTAAAAAAGATTGGACTAAAATCATAAATCGTGGTACTAATGAAAGGGTTGATGGTGGTATAAAATATACAGGTGGGGATGTAGTGAGTCCAAATTAATCAATATGGTATTTACATCAACACATATCTGTAAAGGCTCTGAAATTAATGTTCATAACAATGTATTTGGTGATAAATTTAAAAAAATTAAAGATAACTAATTTGGTGACTTGTTTACCTACTTATAAAAAAAAAGATAATGCCAAATAATAAACTAATATTAAGGAGTATAAATAGTCCGTGGATAACACCATTTAATGATATCACTACAGGTAGTGTGTTGTCTTGGGCTGATGTTGATAATAACTTTATATATTTAAAAGGTGAACTTATATATTCAGGACAAACATCTGGTACTAATTTAATTTTAAATAAAATTAATGGTAATGATATATCTATTGATTTAACTAAATTTGAAGCTGAAGGTAATAGGTGGCATATACCATCTGGTACAACGGTGGAAATTGCTACTGATTATCAAAGTTTTATTTTTGGTGACTTATATATTGAAGGGTTACTTAAATTAAATGATGGTGCACAGTTAGTTGTATTAAATGGTGATATTATACTTAGTGGTGGTAGTATTAGTGGTAATGGTACAACACTATTAGTTGATTTACCATTTTTTGATACTGTGGTTACTGGTGGAACTTATTCTAACGGTACCGCAACATTTGGAAACAATACAGGTGGTACATTTAATATAAATGGATTTTATACTGGTAGCACTGAAATATTTATCACTGGGGGTACTTATAATCAAAGTAATGGTATTGCTACGTTTACAAATAACACTGGTGGTACATTTAATGTAAATGGGTTCTTAACTGGTTATACCAATTATTATACAACTGGTGCAACATTGGTTGGTTCCGTTGCTTATTTTGATAGGACGGATGCATTATCAGCATATACATTAGATTTATCATCAATAGATTTTACTGGTAATACATCTGGAAATTGTATTGGTGATTTATGGGTTTCAAATCTCCATGGTTGTTCACCAATTACAATTCACGATTCAATTCAATCATCAGTATCAACAGCCAGTGGTGATTATTCATTTGCATTTGGTTCTGGTACAATAGCTAGTGGTGATGCATCACATGCCGAAGGTGGTTATACAACTGCTAGTGGTACTTTATCACATGCTGAAGGTGGTAGTACAACTGCTATTGGTTATGTGTCGCATGCTGAGGGTAGTTATACTAGTGCTACTGGTTATGCATCACATTCTGAAGGTTACTATACAATAGCTAATGGTTATGTATCGCATGCTGAAGGTGGTTATACAATAGCTAGTGGTCAAATATCACATGCCGAAGGTATTCAAACTACAGCAAGTGGTGATTATACACATGCTGAAGGTCAATTAACAATAGCTAGTGGTAACACATCACATGCTGAAGGTAGTGGTACAATTGCTAGTGGTGCAGTATCACATGCTGAAGGTGCAAGTACAACAGCAAGCGGTATTTATTCACATTCAGAGGGTGGTAGTACAATTGCCAGTGGTGCTGTGTCACATGCTGAAGGTTTTGTTACAATAGCTAGCGGTGATTATTCACATGCTGAAGGTATTAGTACTTTGGCTAGTGGTTATAATTCACATGCTGAAGGTAATAACACAACATCTCTTGGTACTTATTCACATGCTGAAGGTGCAAGCACAACAGCTAGTGGTTTATATTCACATAGTGAAGGTCAAAATACAATTGCTATTGGTAATACGGCCCATGCTGAAGGTTCAGGTACAACTGCATCAAATATAGCATCACATGCTGAGGGGTTATCTACAACTGCTAGTGGTGCTTATTCACACGCTGAGGGTAATACTACAATTGCTAGTGGCGTTAATGCACATGCTGAAGGTAGTAGAACGATAGCTAGTGGTAGTAATTCACATACTGAAGGTAGTGGTACAATGGCCAGTGGTGATACAGCACATGCTGAAGGTATAAATGTAAGGGCTTATGGTCAAGGTTCACATGCTGAAGGTAGAGCTACAACCGCTAGTGGTAGTTTTTCACATGCCGAAGGTGTTAATACAATAGCTAGTGGTAATTTTAGTTCACACGCTGAGGGTGATGCAACAATAGCTAATGGTATTGCTTCACACGCTGAGGGTAATTTAACAACAGCTAGTGGTCAAAATTCACACGCTGAAGGTTACACTACGACTGCTAGTGGTTATGCATCACATGCTGAGAATGTAAGTACAAGAGCAACTGGTAGTGGTTCACATGCTGAAGGTAATGGTACAACATCATTTGGTCAAAATTCGCATGCTGAAGGTCTTATTACAACATCTGTTGGTAGTTGGTCACATTCTGAAGGTAGATTAACAACAGCTAATGGTCTTGCATCACATACTGAAGGTAATATTACAATTGCTGGTGGTAATGCAGCACATGCTGAAGGTTCTGGTACAACTACATCAAATATGGCAGCTCATGCTGAGGGTTTTTTATCAATAGCTAGTGGTTATGTGTCACACGCTGAAGGTAGACAAACAACCGCTAGTGGTAATTATTCACATAGTGAGGGTTCTGGTTCAACTGCATCAAATACAGCATCACATGCTGAGGGTGCTATTACAATAGCTAGTGGCACTTATTCACATGCCGAAGGATATAAAACAACAGCTAGTGGTGCTAATTCACATACCGAAGGTATTTTTACAACGGCTAGTGGTATTTATTCACATGCTGAAGGTAGTTATACAACAGCTACTGGTTATAATTCACATGCTGAGGGTTCTGAAACAATAGCTAGTGGTTATTATTCACATGTTGAAGGTGGACAAACATTAGCTAGTGGTGATGCATCACATGCTGAAGGTTCTAATACAACTGCTAGTGGTACGTCATCACATAGTGAAGGTCAGTACACGACTGCTAAAAATAATTATACACACGCTGGAGGTCTTAATTCAATAGCATCTGGACTTGCATCATTTATTCATTCATCTTCTTCAACGGTAAGTGGTGATAGAAGTGTTGTTATTGGTGGACAAAATATAACTGGTTCGACAGCTGATACGGTTTATGTACCTAATTTAAATATTAATACAAAACCAATAAATGATAATACATTAACCGATGTACTAGTTAGAGCAACAGATGGTACTGTTGAATATAGAACAATATTACCATACTCATTAAATTATGGTTTATTCACACAAACTGGTGATAGTGTAAATATTACGAATACCATTGTTGAAACTACACTTATTGATAACGGTACTGGTTCATTATCAATACCAGCAAATGGGTTTAGCGTTGGTGATAGCTTTACTGCTAAACTAATTGGTCACATATCTTCAGTAAATGGTCACAAATTACAAATTAGAATTAAATCAGGCGCAATTTCTTTGGCTGATACTGGTGTTATCACTATGCCAGTTACTAATGATGAACATTGGACTCTAGAAGTTAATTTTACAATTAGAGCTATTGGTGCTGCTGGTGTAGCGTCTATCGCATCAGGTGGTATGTTTAATTATACTAAAACAGCGAGTAATTCGATTGAGGGAATTAGATTCAGTAAAATAGAAAGTTCGTTATTTGATACAACAATTTCTAATACATTAGCGGTTACTGCACAATGGGATACTGCAAGTACATCAGATTCAATTTATTCAGAAATATTTACACTAAATAAAATATATTAAAATAAAAATTATGAAAAAATTAACAGATAGTGATATCGCTTTAACTAAAATTGTTCGTGCAACATTTTTAAATGACAAATGGGTAATATTAGTAACAGATACTAATAATTACCTATACAATGTATCATTCACAGGTTTAGAATCTGATGATAACAATACAATATTATCTAATACACACACAGCTTTATTAGATGTTGATAAATATGAAGAACCAGTTTTACCAGTTGATGTTACTAGGGAAGATATAGTAGGTTCAACACCTAAACTGTAATTTAATATTTATTTTTATTATATTTTTAATATAATAAACTTATGAATTATATTAAGTTTAATTATAAAACAACATTACCTAAAGAGGCAAATGCCCCATCAGTAACTATTGGTGGGGATTTACTTGTTGAATATGATGTAACATTTTATGTTGTAAAATCTGATGGTATGGAAAAAGTAAAATCAGTTAAATGTAAAACTGGTGAAACGGTATATTCAAATACCGCACAATGGTATATGAATTGGTATACAACTGTTCACCATGATGGGTTATTAGTTGCTGAAAATAGTTTTAACCCAGATAATTCAGTTATTTTTATAAAATTAGATGCGTATGCTTTAGGTGATAATATTGCCTGGATACCATACATTGAGGAATTCAGAAAAAAATATAACTGTGTTTTAATTTGCTCAACTTTCTATAATGATTTATTTAAAGATATTTACCCAAATATTTTATTTGTAGCACCGAATACAAATGTTGATAATGTTTATGCTCAGTATTACATAGGTGCATCTAATGATGGTAATCAAAAATATTCACCTGTGGTGGTTGATGAAATGCCATTACAATATGTTGCATCATCAATATTGTATTTACCAATGGTTGAGATAAGACCAGGATTGGAAAAACAATTAAGAGATATGAAATTCAATAGAAAATACGTTTGTATTTCTGAATTTGCAAGTCATGAAAAAAAACATTGGAAATGTGAAAATGGGTGGCAAGATGTTGTTGATTATCTAAATTCAATTGATTATGATGTGTTTGTTATATCTAAAGAACCGACTAATCTTACAAATGTAACTGATTTAACTGGTGATAGGTCAATACTTAATCGAGCTCAAACATTACGAAATGCTGAATTTTTCATGGGTGTTAGTTCTGGGTTGTCCTGGTTGTCTTGGGGTGTTGGTACTCATACATTTTTAATTAGTGATGTTACCCAAATGAATCATGAATTTCAATCTAATGTCACTAGAATATCAGCTAATCCAACTTTAACAAATGTTAATTATTATGCACCATTTGTTACTAAATCAGAAACTGTTATTAATTCCATAAAAAAATACTTAGAAAGTAAAAGTTAATGATATTTATAATAAAAAAACTTTATGGATTTCTATATAAATAAAAATTCAACTTTACCTATAATGAAGCTTGATGTTGTTCAAGATGGTAGATATGATGTGAAAAAAATATATGAACTGATACAAAATTCAAATATGTATTTTTCTATGTCTGAATTGGAGACTGGCGTTAAAGTAATTGGTAAAAAACCAGCACTTTGTATTACCAAACCATCTGACTGTGGTTATGATGAATATTATATAGCATATAAATTTTCAGAAAGAGAAACTAAAAAACCAGGTACTTATGTTGGTCAATTTACTATTGAGTTTTTGGATGGTTATGGTACTTTAATTATGCCTATTAGAGAAGAATTATATATTCATATTTTAGACGGTAGTATTAAAAAATAACTTTTTTGTTGCATTTTTAATCTTAAATTAGTAACTTTGTTAACCGTTTGGAAAACGGTTAAAAAATAAAATACCCTCAATCTGTTGTTTTAATTTATTTTACCCCATATATTTGTATAAATAATATCATATGAGTAAAATAAATTTTGAAGAAATTGAATCCTTTCTGGAGGGTAGAGACCCACAAAAATACATTGTTGCTATTGAATCTAATTATAGTGAGAACTATGTTGATTTAATAGTAAATGACCCAGAAACTGGTAAACGGATTGAACGACATGATTATAAACCATTCATTTGGTTAAAACATGATGTATCAAATATTCTATATGGTGGTAATAAAACTAAGATAAGAGAAGCTAGAGCTAAATTCAGCATTAGGTTAAAACCGTTAAGAATTAGTGATGAAAGTGGATTTACACCAGACCGAATGGAGAGTGGCTATAAATTTATGGTTGAAACAACAAATGGTTATAGCAGTTTAATTACATTCTTTAAAGAGGGTGGTATTGATATTTGGGGTGATAAATATAAATCATTATTTTTAGCCTTACCACCATCTGAACAATTTCTAATACAAACTGGAAAGCGTTTATTTAAAGGTATGGATGATTATAATGATTTACATAGATTGCAGTTTGACTTGGAGACTGCTGGTTTAGATGCTAGCAGACATGAGATTTTCCAAGTTGGTGTAAAAGATAACCGTGGTTTTGAAATTATACTAGAAACCAAAGGTGATACACCAAAAGAACGAAGAGAATCTGAAAAAGAAAATATTATCGAAATGTTTAAGATAATAGATAGGTTAAAACCAGATTTGATTACAGCTTATAATTCTGAAAACTTTGACTGGCCATATATTGAAAGACGATGTGAACGATTATCAATTGATTTCACAAAAATTGCTACGACATTAAGCCCTAACTCTAAAATAAAGAGAAAAGATTCCCAATTAAAATTAGGTCAAGAAACTATTAACTACCTACAAACTTATATGTGGGGTTATAATATCTTGGATATCTCACATGCTGTTCGTAGAGCACAAGCAATTAATTCTGATATTAAACAATGGTCATTAAAATATATTACTAAATTCTCTAAAGTAGCAAAAACAAATCGTGTTTATGTTCCAGGTGATAAAATCAATTATACATGGGCTGACAAAAGAGATTATTGGTTTAATAATGAAGATGGTTCTTGGGGGTTATTGGATACGTTGCTAGATAAAGAAAGTAATTTATCAGATGAAACTGTGAATAAATTACTCAATGACGGTGGGTTAACTAGAGTTAAAGGTGATTACATAGTTCAACGTTATTTATTAGATGACCTTTGGGAAACAGAACAAGTAGATTATATCTACAATCAAGCATCATTCTTATTGGCTAAGATTTTACCAACTTCGTATATGCGAAGTTCAACAATGGGTACTGCTGGTCAGTGGAAATTAATTATGGCTGCATGGTCATATGAGAATGGTTTAGGGATTCCTAGTCTTCAACCAAAAAGAGAATTTACAGGTGGTTTATCTAGATTATTAAAAGTTGGTTATGCTGGTAATCGTGGAGTTGTTAAGTTTGACTTTGCAGCCCTATATCCTAAAACACAATTAACTTGGGGTATATTCCCTAATCTTGATATTACTGGTGTAATGGAAGGGTTATTAACATATGTTGTTGATAAACGTGATGAGTTTAAATTCTTAACTGGGGAGCATAAGGATGAATCTAAGCGACTAAAAGAGTTGTTGGATACCAACATGGGTAAATTAACACCAGAGCGCATTGATAAGGCTAAATCAATGATTACTATTGAATCTAAGAAAAGTTCAGATTACGATAAAAAACAATTACCACTTAAAATTCTAGCTAACTCATGGTTTGGTTCATATGGTGCGCCTTATTTGTTCCCATGGGGTGATACAGATTGTGCTGAAGAAACAACATGTAGAGGTAGACAATCATTAAGACTTATGGTTCGATTCTTTAAGGGTAAATATGATTTTGAACCTTTAGTATTAGATACCGATGGTTGTAACTTTATTATTCCAGAAAATATTAATGATATTAAATATATTGTTAAAGCGAGTCATTGGAAAACTGAAAAGTATGAACCAGGAACTGAATTAGTAGGTTTGGATGCTACATTGGCTGAATTTAATGAGACATATATGGAAGGTCGTATGGGTCTTGATATAGATGATATTTACGATGCATCAATTAATTTCAAAAGAAAGAATTACGCAAACAAAATTGATGGTAAAATCAAACTTGTTGGTAATAGTATTAAATCAAAATCAATGCCTGTATATATAGAAGAATTTATAAATGGGGGTATTACTTTATTACTTGATGGTAAAGGGTATGAATTTATAGAATTGTATTATGATACTGTGAATAAGATTTATAATTATCAAATACCAGCATTGAAAATAGCATCAAAATCTAGAATTAAAATGACATTAAACAATTATAAAAATGTTTATTGTGGTGAAAAGAATAAAGCTGGAAATTCAAAATCAAGACAAGCTCATATGGAACTTGCAATTACAAATGATTTGAAAGTTGATATAGGTGATGTTATTTACTATATCAATACTGGTACTGCTAAATCACATAGTGATATCAAAGCTACAAAAAATAAAGAAACTGGATTAGTTGAAGTTGGTTTTAATTGTCAATTAATACCACAAGAACAAATTGATAAAAACCCAGAGTTATTAGTTGATGATTATAATGTTGCTAAGTATTTGGAAGCTTTAAATAAGCGAATAGAATCATTATTAGTTTGTTTTGATACTGATATCAGAGATAGAATATTGATTAGTGTTGAGAAAGATAAGAAAACTAAATTAATGCGACTTCAACAACGAAGTGTTTTCACTGAATCTGAATGTCAACTTGTATCTGGTAAACCATTAGAAGATGGTGACCAAGATGATTACGAAGATGATTTAATGCGATTAGAAGATAGAGAAATTAAATTCTGGATTTCAGTAAATAAAATACCTAATTTTATTGATGAGGGTGATTGGTTATTACTTACTGAAGATTACATTGAGAGAATGCGAATAGCAAAGGAAGAAGGTATTAAAGAAGAAAAGAAAGAGGTTTTAAATCTATTAAAAAGAATGGAGACTTCTGATTACCATAAAATGATTAATTATAATAAATTACCTTTAAGATTAGAATCTATTATCGAGGTTACCAAAGAACATTTAGTATCTATAAAATGGGATGAACCGTTATTTAAATCAACTGTATTGTTTGATTATGAAGATGATGCAAAAGAAAGGGCTTTGTGGTATAGTTCAGTAGAACATGGTGCTGATAATATGTATGAGATGTGGTTAGATTATAAAGCTGAAATGGAGGCTATGTCTGGTGAAACAATGGAAAAAGAACTTAGGGATTTGGGGTCAACCATATATAATGAAGAAGTGTATAAAGAATATGAGGAATATATGAATGAAGAATTTCCACCTAGTGAAGATAAAATTTCGATTGATGACGATGGTAATGATTGGAACTTCTAAAAATAGAAAAGGGACTCTGAAGTCCCTTTTTTTATTTCATCCAAAATCCCATTGGTCTAAATTTTAATGCTCGGTTTAAGTATTCAGCTTCATTTGCAGCTCTTTCTAATTGTGTTGTACTAGATAATCTTGCTAATCTCTCATCTAACCTTTCTAGTATTGTTCTTCTTTCTTCATTACCTTCAGATAATAATGAATCATAATCCATTGTCTTTTCAGCTTCTGGTGGTCCAACAACCCCTCCGAATTTACCTCTAGTTCTACCTAATGCTCTTTTTGCTTCAGATACAAATAATTGTCGTATTAATGTTCTAGTTGGTTCATTAAACTTAGCAAAATCTAATTTAGAAAGTGGAACATCATTTGGTGACATGATAATATCAGGGTTTTGTAATCTACATTCCTCTGGATTATCAGTATCATAATAGTAATACCAAACTTGGCAACCAGTTAAATTAATTCCACCACCAACACCTTGATTTCCTATAGCACCACCAAAACTAAATTTAGAACCTGGTGTACTTAATAAATGTAGTAATCTAGTTCCATCTGGACCTTTAGTTATTTTATAAACTAACTCACTTCTTAAAATTCTATTCTTTATGTTCATGTCAGATGCGGTCAATAAAATGTCATATGCTGGTGCGATAAAATAACCACCCATACCAGCACCACCCATACCAGCACCCATGGCACCACCACCAGAACCCATTTGAGCGAATCCACCACCTAAACCATAGTTAAGACCACCATAGTTGGCAAATAAAGCTCTGTCTGTTGTTGGTGGTGTTACCCATAATACTTCATTAACTTCTCTACCAGCTGGAATCTGATAAACTTGTCTACCAGCTTCTACATTTATATAATCTTTTTTAAGTTCCCATGGACCTCTGGTTTGTAGCCCAACTTGTTTTGAATATGCATAAGTATATTGTGTTGAGAAATCTAAACTTCTAACACTTAGGGCAAATGCCATATCAATTGTATCAACATCTTTACCCAATAATGACATCCATTGATGTTCAATTAACCATTCTTGAGTGTATTGTGCATAATCTTCTATTGCAATTTCAAGTAGTACACAAAGTTGGTCATCGTCAAGTTCAATCTTACGATTAGGCCAACCCATAGACACCCTGAATTGCTCAAATATTTTTAATTTTTCGTCTTCATTTACTGCCATGATATCTGATTTATATATAAATATCTAGCAATACTATAATCATCAATTAAGCATTTAAAAATTTTAAAGTTAATTTGTAAGCTTCAGCTATTGTTTTGAATGAAGATTCTGGTGCTAAGATTGTTTTATTAACTAAAACAACTGGAACTGACTCTTCTTTAGTCAATTCAAATATTTTTTCAATTTCTTTTTCATTCTCATCAGCCATAACATCAACATAAGTATATTCAATACCATTTGTATCAAATAACCCTTTTAATTCTTGACAATAAGGGCACCCTTCAAATCCATATAATTTTACCATTTTTATTCTATTTTATCTTCTATTATATAATCCACAATTTCATCAACTGCGGTTGTATTATTATCATTTCTTGACATAATTTGATTAATTATACTTTTTTTTCTATTCAAGGTATGCCACATTGTACTAACTATTGTGTTCTCAAATAAGTTATAATAAACTGTAACATTATTTTTTTGACCTAATCTATAGCTTCTATCTTCAGCTTGTTCTGAATTACCAGGAACCCAGTCAAATGAGTTAAAAACAACATATGTTGACCTTGTTAATGTAATTGCAACACCAGCTGATATAATATTACCTATAAATACCATTGGTCCACCTTCCATTTGGAATTTATCTACTGATTTTTGCTTTTCCTTTTCATTTAATTCACCATAATGAATTACACAATTACTACCATAGTGTTCAGCTAGTGCGTTTAATTCATCAGTGAAACATGTAAAGATAATTACTTTATGACCTTGTTCTATTACTTCATCAACTAAAGCCATAGTTTCTGGTATAGTTTCCATTGCGATATATTTTCTTAGTAAACCTAATTCAACTAAATCTCTTTGTATGGTACCTTTTTTCTTTTGTTTTTTCCTTTCAAGTAGATAATCTTCCCATAGTGAGTCATATTCTAGTTGTTGTTTATTTGACATTTTAAAATAATTTGGAATTCGTATTTTATCTGGCATATCTAAAACTTCATCTTTCATTCTTCTTAATAAAAGATTTCTGGTTTTGATAGATAATTCATCTAAATTTGATGCACCATTGGTAATCCAAATTTTTCTTTTTGTTCTATTCTTTAATGTTGTTGTAATTTGTTTACCTTCACAATATCTTTGAGCATAGAATTTCCAATTATCAACTAATGGTGATTTAATTAATCGTAATAAGTTATAAAAGTCCATAGGTCTGTTTGCTACAGGTGTTCCTGATAATAGCCAAACTCGTTCAATTCCATAATCTACACAAAGTTCAGTCATAATAGCACCACGAATACTTTTATGGTTTCTAAGGTTATGAGCTTCATCTATAATACACAAATCAAAATTAGAGTTAACTAAATCTCTAATCGGTGGCATACCATCATTTTTATCATCTTTTAATGTGTGGAAATTTTTCAATATATCAAAGTTAATTATTGTAAACTTTGCGTGTGACCATCTAGAACCACTGATTACCGTAATATCTTCTTCTTGTAAATAATTAATTTCTCTTTGCCAGTTTATTTTTGCTGATGATGGGCAAACAATTAATATTTTTTTAGCACCACTTTCAATAGCAGCCACTATTGATTGCATTGATTTACCTAAACCCATATCATCAGCTAGTATTGCACCATTTCTAGTCAATAAGAATTTTATACCTGATTTTTGATGGTCTAATATTTTTCTACCAACTTTACCTTCTGAATCAATAAAGCTATCTAGTTTTTCATATTTTTCAAAATCAACATCAATATCACATTCTTGAAAATATGGGTCATCAACTACTTGTGTTTTTGGTAAAAAATACATTCCAGACTTTGCTTGTTTTTTAGTTAATTTACCATATACGTGATAAGTCTTTTCAGAATCAGCTAACATAAATTCAATTAAAATCCTTTCTGGTTTGAAAGTTAATTTCTCATTTTGTTGTAATGATTCACCTAAGAATTCAGTTATATTAACAATTTTATTAATTAACATAGGTTCTTTATCAAAGTTATCCATTACATATTTACTTTGGGTTGGTGTAAGAATTATTTTACCATCAGCCAATAATTTTTTTTTCATTTTTTTTATATATGGATTTTTACCTTCATAACCCTTAAGTTTTGAGATTGCTGAATACCCACCTATTTCATCTAAATTTATCAAATCTCATATAGTTAAAATTTAATTGTTATTTGTATCTAAAAATACTATTAAATATAAGGATTTTTAAATAAAAATCAAGATTAAATTGACATTTATATTATTTCAAATATTTATCTAAAAAAAACTATGTCGAGACCTAGAATAATACCGATAAATAGAAATGCTAAATTTTTTAGTAGGGATGATTTTGATTTAGAAATTAATATGGGTAGAGAGGCTATTGAGGATGATGGTAATTTTACAATCATACTTTATCGTGTTGATAGAACTCTAACTTCATCAGATGATGTTTATGGTGAATCAACTATGGATGGTATTAGATTTTTACCACCTATTGAACTTAGAATAGTACCAATATTAAATGAAGCTGAAAATAAAGCTTATAATAGTGGTTCTGGTTCATTAAGATATTTACAGGATGGTCAATTAACTTTTGGTATTTATGATGCGCAACTTGCTGAAATGGATGTTGAATTAAGTTTTGGTGACTATGTTGGTTATGCTGTTAATGAAAGTGAAATGAGATATTTTAGTATCGTTAATGACGGTAGAAAAAATTATGATAATAAACATACGATATTAGGTTACAAAGGTGCATTTAGAACTGTACTTTGCGCACCAATAGATTATAATGAATTCCGAGGAGTTTAAAATTTAAAAATAAATTATGGCAGTACCTAAAGGATTTAGAAAAGACATAAAGATTACACATCAACCAATTGGTTTTGAACAAAGACAAGATATGTTGGATGATATTGCTAGAAAGGGAACTTTTCTACCTAGAGGGGTAATGTATGAAGATATGGATTCAACTGTTATTGAATTTATTGAAAAGGATTTATCAATTACAATTGAAGGTGAAAAGGTGCCTGTTTTGTTTTTAACTTTACAAAGATGGTCTGAATTTAGTCAATCTTGGCAATTTGCTGACAAGTATAAAGACATTAAAATGCCATTTATAACGATTGTAAGACTACCAAACCCACAAGTAGGTAGAAATCAAGCTGGGTTATTTAATATACCTGGTAGAAGGTCTTATACGTATATGAAGATACCAACATTTGAAGGTGGTAGAGTTGGTGTTGATACATATAAGATTCCACAACCAACTTCAGTTGATTTAACTTATGAAGTTAGGTTATTCTGTAATAGAATGAAAGATTTAAATCAATTAAATCAATTGGTTCAAAAAATATTTCAATCTAGACAGCATTATGTTCGTGTAAATGGGCATCCAATGCCATTACATTTAGAGAGTATTGGTGATGAAAGTAATATTGATGATTTTGAAAACAGAAGATTTTATGTTCAACCATTTGAAATGGTACTTTATGGTTATATATTAGATGAAAATGATTTTGAAGTAATACCATCTATTAATAGAATATTTGTTGCAACTGAAATTGATGGTCAAATAAGTAAAGTTAGATTTAAAATATTACCAAGTAGTGTTGATGATGGTGTTATTTATAATTTTATTTTCCAAAAAGGTTCAAACCCATCTCAAAATGTCAATTCATTTTCATTTGTATCTGATTTTGATGGTAGGTTTACTTCAATTGAAAATTTAATCAATATATCCAATATTGAGATTAAATCAAATAATGTGGTAATATTTAATGGTACTACTATTATTGACCCATTAATATTTAATAAATGGGATAATATTACAATAACAATAACTAGGACTGATAATAATGGGAATAGTACATTCAGCTTAATCGGAAACTCATTAAATGGATAATTTTTCACAAGGTAATATAAACGTAAATAAGACGTTCATAATTAGTAGCACACCAGTTACTCCGTTTAAACCGTGTACTGGTATTACAACTGCTGATATAGTTAGTTGTGATGGAACTATGTCTATTAGATTATCAGCAACAACTGCAACCATAGATGGTAATTTTAATGTTACAGGTGAAACAAGTTTAAATATATTAAAATTACCAAATGTTAGTAACATAATAGGTTCATCTAAATTTTTAGTTTTAGATGCAAATGGTAATGTTCATTATCAATCTGGTGGTTCGGATGGTACATCAGGAACTAGTGGAACCTCTGGAACTGCGGGTACAAGTGGTACAACAGGTACCTCTGGAACAAGTGGTACGTCAGGTACGAGTGGTACGTCAGGAAGTTCAGCAACAAGTGGTACATCTGGAACTGCGGGTACAAGTGGAACTTCGGGTAGTTCGGCTACAAGCGGAACAAGTGGTAGTTCTGGCTCAAGTGGAACTAGTGGTGGTACTGGTAGTAGTGGTGATTCTGGTAGTTCTGGTACAAGTGGTACGAGTGGTGGCACTGGTAGTAGTGGTGATTCTGGTAGTTCTGGTACATCAGGTAGTTCAGCTACTAGTGGTACGTCAGGTACAACTGGAACTTCGGGAACTAGGGGTACTTCTGGAACATCTGGTAGTTCAGCCACTTCGGGTACATCAGGTAGTTCAGCTACTAGTGGAACAAGTGGTACGAGAGGGACTTCTGGTACTAGTGGTAGTTCTGCCACAAGTGGAACTTCTGGGACAACTGGAACATCAGGTACAACGGGTACTAGTGGTTCATCAGCAACAAGTGGAACTTCTGGTACGAGGGGTACAAGTGGAACAACGGGTACTAGTGGGTCTAGTGGAACAACAGGTAGTTCAGGAACAACTGGAACTTCGGGTACAAGTGGAACATCTGGAACTACAGGAACAAGTGGAACTAGTGGTTCATCTGGAACTGGATTTAATACAGTCCAATTTCCACAATTAACTAGATTATTAACATCTGATGGTACAACAAATGGTGCAATTGCACAATCTGGATTAACGTATGATAATTCAAGGTTAATACTTGATGGTACATTAGTTATGGACACTAATGTTATAAGTGGTTTAACTACTGGTATTCATATTTGTTCTTCAATACCAGAAACATTTGGTTATGGTGCTTATTTTGATTATTATGTTATGAGTGGTACAACTATGAGACTTGGTACTGTAATGGGTGTTTGGAATGGTATTGGTGCTGAATATACTGATACATCTACATTAGATTTAGGTGGTGATACTAGTCAGGTTGACTTATCTGTTAACTTATCTGGTGGTAATGTTAATCTTATTGCAACCATATCAAGTGGTACTTGGACCATAAAAAGTGGTGTTAGAGTAATATAATATATTTTTATCCTTTAATTTAAAAAATTTTTCAATATAATGTAATATTTATTAGTAAGATTACTTTGGACAGTGAAGGAGTAATTTAGTATCTTGATGAATAATCGAATATATACTTTATTGTCCAAAAAAAATAATATTAAAAGTATATATTATGTCAAATGAATTTATAGCCAGAAAAGGTGTAATTATTAAGTCGATTAATAGTGGTACAACTGAAAATGAGGTATTAGCTATTGATGGAGATGGTCTTGTAAAAAGTAGAAACATTAATAATTTAATTAATGTTAAAAATTTAGTTACAGTTGGCCTTTCTGGTAGTACTGTAGATTTTAATTCAATTAAATCTGCGGTAGATAGTATTACAGGTGCATCGTCAACTAACACTTATGTTGTTGTAGTTGGTCCTGGTGTTTTCTATGAAAATACTATCACCATGAAATCATATGTTGATGTTATTGGTGAGAGCGCAACAAATACAATTATACAAGCAATAAATCCAAATGTATCATTAATTATTGGTGCTGACCAGTCTATGATTAATAATGTACAAGTTCAAGGTTGTACTGGTACTGGTGTTGCTGCAATATACTATTCATCACCAACAACACCACAATTAAATGCTATTTTTTATGTAGAAAATGTAAGATTTGGTGCTAACTATACACATGCTAAAGTTGTTGGTACTTCTGGTGGTAACTGTATTATGCAGTGTTCAAATGTTAAATACGGTGGTTATCCATTTACCTTAGGATTTTATTGTACTAATAATGGTTCTGGTATTGGTAGAATGCAATTACGAAATGTAACATCAACAAATGGTGGTGTTGCAACAACTTCTGGTTTAGTATTTGCAAAAGCTGACCAACCTAGTTGTGCTTTTATTGTCAATGGTTGTTTATTGACTAAATCTACAGGTGCTGCTGCTGGTGTTGGATTTTGGATTGAGAATGGTGCTTCTTTAAGATTAACTGGTGTTAATTTTCAAAGATGGGCTACGGGTATTTATGCACCGCAAGTTGGTTCTGCACCAAGTATTGATGCAATTTCCCTTAATTTTGAAAACTGTACAAAGGATGTTGATATAATACATTCTGGTGCAATTGGTAAGGTTCAAGGTACTGATAATTTCTTAAAAACAAGAATAAATATAAATTCACCACTTTATGAAGTTGGTCAAGATGCTAGAAAAATTACCGTTGCAAAAAAAGGTGGTGATTTTACATCTATAAAATCAGCAGTTGATTATTTAATTGCTAGTGGTTCAACATCATCTAGTAGTAGGTATGTTATTGAAGTTGGTCCTGGTCAGTTTTTTGAAAATCAAATTGACTTAACTAATACACCATATGTTAGTATTGTTGGTAGTAATATTCAAACAACACAGATATTACCAGTAACATCATCACAACATATAATCAAGTTGGGTATTAATAATGAAATATCTTTTTTAAGTCTTAGTGGTTCTGGAGCTGGATATGCTGGTATTTATGTTTATGATATTGGTGATTATGGTCAGGCGCATAAAATATCATTTTATGATTGTGATATAAATGTTTTAGTTGAGTCAAATTCACAAGATACTAATTTCTATGGTGAATATTTAGATTTCAATGGTGATTATAGTTATGGTGTTAAAGTTATTGCAAATAATGGTTTCCTAGCGTTAGCTAATATGGAAAACTATTATAATTTTCCATCTGGACCAAATCAAACAATTGCTAATTATGTTGAGGGTAGTGGTGCAACATTAAGTGTATTTGTTGGTGATGCTGTTAGTAATGGTGTTTCTGGGTCGACTAATTATTTATTACAGGATTATGCTTCGTTAAATACAACAACAACCACATCTGATGGTTGGGATTATGGGGTTAGAGTTTTAAATATTGGTGGACCTTCTAGTTTTGATATTGATGGTATTAGTATTTTAAATTCAATGACTTATGATTTATCAGTTGAACATTTAGATACTTTTGGTACATATGGTGGTAGTTCTTCACACGAAAAAATAAATAATTTAAGTGATTCAGTTTATTGGGCATTTTTAGATATTGAGGATGGTGAATTTGATATTACTAGAAAGATATCTATAACATTCCAAGATGGTACACATACTGACTTATCAACTTTAATGTTTCAAGGTGGAACAATGGGTTTAATGGAAGGTGGTGATATAACTGTTATTAGTGGTTTTACTTTAAATACTGATACTGGTTTTGGTTATTTAGCTAAAACATTATCACCTAGTATTATTGTTAGAATAGATTGGTTAGATTCACAAATTACTTTATTACCTAATGTAAATGAATACATTTATATAAATGAAAATGGTATTTTATCAAGTTCTGGTAGTAGACCAAGTTCTATTAATAATATAATTTTAGGTAGGGTTGTAACTGATTCTACTGGTGTTGTTTTTATAGATTTAAGTCCATTAAATGCTGACCACACTTCAAATAGATATGGTAATTTATTTAGAGAAGCTTTGGGTCCAATTTATGCTTTTGGTTCTATTGTCTCTGAAGGGACTAGTGGATTTACTTTAGATGTTACAGCTGGTGAATATTATTATTCAACGAATGCTTATATGACTAGTGGTGATTTACCTATATCATTTTTACAATATCGTAGAGATGGTCTTGGTGGTTGGATTGCATCAGGTACAACTATTGTTAATAATACAGATTTTGATAATAATGGTGTTTTATCTGGATTAACAAATGGTTATTTTACAAAACATACACTTTATGTTGTTGGTAGTGGTTTATATGAGAAATATTTTTTAGTATTAGGTCAAAACCAATATGCAACATTGGTTCAAGCTGAAAATGCTTTATTACCAACACCACCAACTTTTTTTAGTGATTCAGTTGTCCAAATTTCAAACATATATATTCAACAAGGTTTAACAGGTATTACCCAATTTGAGGATATTAGACCTGTTATCGGGTTTAAAGCTGGTGGTGTAAATGCATCATCATTACATGCTAACTTATTAGGTCTTTCATCAGATGACCACTTACAATATCTATTAGTTGATGGTGCTAGACCTATGTCTGGAAATTTAAATATGGGTAATAATGATATCGTTAATATCGATTTATTAGAAACTTCAAATATTAATGTCACAGGTTTAACTAATAACCCAACCCTAACTAGATTTATGGTTACAGATACTAATGGTACTGTATATTATAGAAGTGGTGGTTCTGATGGTACGTCTGGTACAAGTGGTAGCTCTGGAACTAGTGGAACATCAGGTTCATCAGCTACTAGTGGAACTGCTGGGACAACTGGTACTAGTGGTACATCAGGCTCATCCGCAACAAGTGGTACATCAGGCTCATCCGCAACAAGTGGTACATCAGGTTCATCAGCTACTAGTGGAACTAGTGGTAGTTCTGCCACATCTGGTACATCTGGAACTACGGGTACTACAGGAACGTCTGGTACCTCAGGTAGTTCAGCTACTAGTGGTACTAGCGGAACATCAGCAACATCAGGTACTAGTGGTACAACGGGAACAACTGGTACTTCTGGAACTACAGGTACTAGTGGTACTTCTGGTAGTAGTGCAACAAGTGGTACGTCAGGTAGTTCAGCTACAAGTGGTACATCAGGTAGTAGTGCAACTAGTGGTACATCGGGTAGTTCAGCTACTAGTGGAACTTCTGGAACTACAGGAACTAGTGGTAGTAGTGCAACAAGTGGTACAAGTGGTAGTAGTGCAACAAGTGGTACGTCAGCAACAAGTGGTACTAGTGGTAGTTCAGCAACAAGTGGTACGTCAGGTACAACTGGAACTTCTGGAACTAGAGGTACAAGTGGTACATCTGGTTCATCTGGTGCGAATGGTTCTAGTGGAACAACTGGTACTTCAGGTACAACTGGTACTTCAGGTAGTTCAGCAACTAGTGGAACCTCTGGTACATCAGGCTCTTCTGGTGCAAATGGTAGTAGTGGTACAACAGGAACTAGTGGGACTAGTGGTAGTTCGGCAACAAGTGGAACATCAGGTAGTTCAGCCACAAGTGGTACAACTGGAACTAGTGGTAGTAGTGGTATAAATGGAACATCAGGTACTACAGGTACCTCTGGAACAAGTGGTAGTTCAGCAACAAGCGGTACTAGTGGTAGTTCGGCAACTAGTGGTACAACGGGAACTAGTGGAACATCAGGTAGTTCAGCAACAAGTGGAACCTCTGGTTCATCTGGTGCAAATGGAAGTAGTGGAACTACAGGTACAAGTGGTACTACTGGAACTTCTGGGACTACAGGTACAAGTGGTAGTAGTGCAACAAGTGGTACAAGTGGTACAAGTGGTAGTAGTGCAACAAGTGGAACAAGTGGTAGTAGTGGTATAAATGGAAGTAGTGGTACAACGGGAACTTCTGGTACATCGGGTAGTTCAGCAACAAGTGGAACTACAGGTACAAGTGGTAGTAGTGCAACAAGTGGAACAAGTGGTAGTTCAGCTACAAGTGGTACAAGTGGTAGTAGTGGTGCTAACGGTTCTAGTGGTACAACAGGAACTAGTGGTACCTCAGGTAGTAGTGCAACAAGTGGTACAACGGGAACTAGTGGTACTTCAGGTAGTTCAGCAACTAGTGGAACCTCTGGCTCTTCGGGTGTAAATGGTTCTAGTGGAACAACTGGTACAAGTGGAACAAGTGGTAGTTCGGCAACAAGTGGAACAACTGGTACATCAGGTAGTTCTGGTACAACTGGTACAAGTGGTAGTTCAGCAACAAGTGGTACTAGTGGTAGTTCTGGGGTAAATGGTTCGTCTGGTACAACAGGTACTAGTGGAACTAGTGGTAGTAGTGCAACAAGTGGAACATCGGGTAGTTCTGGTGCAAATGGTTCATCTGGTACAACTGGAACTTCTGGAACTAGAGGTACTAGTGGCTCATCTGGTGCAAATGGCAGCAGTGGAACAACTGGAACATCAGGTAGTTCAGCCACAAGTGGTACAACTGGAACTTCTGGAACTAGTGGTAGTAGTGCTACAAGTGGAACTACGGGTACTTCTGGAACTACAGGAACTAGTGGTACATCAGGTAGCTCAGCTACTAGTGGTACATCGGGTTCAAGTGGGGTAAATGGAAGTAGTGGTACAACTGGTACTTCAGGTAGTAGCGCAACAAGTGGTACAAGTGGTAGTAGTGCAACAAGTGGAACTAGTGGTACAACTGGAACTAGTGGAACATCAGGTAGTTCGGCAACAAGTGGTTCATCGGGTACAACTGGAACATCAGGTTCATCTGGTGGAAATGGTAGTTCGGGTACTACTGGTACTTCTGGTACATCTGGTAGTTCGGCAACAAGTGGAACTAGTGGTAGTAGTGCGACTAGTGGAACATCAGGTACCACGGGTACTTCGGGAACCTCTGGTAGTTCAGCAACAAGTGGAACTAGTGGTAGTAGTGCTACAAGTGGAACATCAGGTACTACGGGTACTTCTGGTACATCGGGTACTACAGGTACAACTGGAACTAGTGGAACAAGTGGAACGTCTGGTGTTGATGGGTTCTCAACTGGTTTAGTATATTATTTTAATGCTTCAATACCAGCTAGTGGTGTTGCTGGTTATTATGATATGAGTAAAAATATTGTAATAGGTGCTGGTACTAATAGAACTGCAACTGGTACTGGAATTCAACTAATTGAAGAATTTGTAACTGATATTAATCAACCAGGTTTAACAACAATACCAGGTGGTACTTGGAATTTTGAGCAATATGTTAAAATGAGTGCTAATGGTGGTACTCCTGAACTATATGTTGAGATATACGCTAGAACTACAGGTGGTACTGAAACTTTAATTGCAACAAATAGTGCTGTTCCACTTGTTATTACCAATGGTGTTGTAACCACCCTTTATTTATTTTCTGTTGGGGTTATAGCAACACTATTAAATATTAGTGATAGGATTGTTGTTAAATTTTATGCAACTAACTTAGTTGGTAAAACTATGACGTGTTATTTTGAGGATACTACAATTGCTCAAGTAACAACATCTTTAACAGCAGCTGTTGCTGGTACATCAGGTACTTCTGGTACTAGTGGTAGTAGTGGTGTTAATGGTTCTTCTGGAACAAGTGGTTCATCAGGTACAAGTGGAACATCAGGTTCATCTGGAACTAGTTTTACTGGTTTAGGTCCTAGTAATTATGTTGCTCAAGGTAAATTAAATGCTAACCAATCAATACCAAGTGCTAGTGATACGGTTATTCAATTTATTGATGACTTTGACCCTCAAAACTGGTGGGATTCTGGAACATATAGATTTATACCAAACGTTCCTGGTTATTATAGTGTAACTATTGAGGTTTTATTTGAAGTTGGTACTGTAACGACTAATCAATATAATACTCAAATAAGAAAAAATAATAATCAAGTTGCTATTTTTCAAAATCAAATTACAACATCAACAGGTGTTAGTCAAGGAAATACTAGAATTATCTATTTAAATGGTTCAACTGACTATGTTGATTTTACAGTATATAATGGTGATACTGGTTCAGTAAATATATCAAAAGGTTCAGTTGATAGTTCCGCCACTTATTTTTCAGTGGCATTGTTAGCTTATGGTGGTACTTCAGGGACTAGTGGTTCAAGTGGGTCAGCTGGTACTACGGGAACGTCTGGTACTAGTGGTACATCGGGTAGTTCAGCTACAAGTGGTACATCAGGTAGTAGTGGTGCAAATGGGTCGTCAGGTACAACTGGTACAAGTGGTACAAGGGGAACTAGTGGTAGTTCTGGTGTAAATGGTTCATCAGGTACTACAGGAACATCAGGTACTACAGGAACATCTGGTACTTCGGGTAGTAGTGGGGCTAATGGTTCAAATGGAACATCTGGAACTAGTGGTAGTAGTGGTGCTAATGGTTCATCAGGTACAACAGGAACTAGTGGTTCATCTGGTAGTAGTGGTACAACGGGTACTAGTGGTAGTTCGGCAACAAGTGGAACATCTGGTACAACAGGTACGTCAGGTACGTCTGGTAGTAGTGGTGCAAATGGTAGTAGTGGTACAACGGGTACTAGTGGAAGTTCTGGTGCAAATGGTTCATCAGGTACAACAGGAACATCAGGTTCATCTGGGGTTAATGGTAGCAGTGGTACAACTGGAACAAGTGGTAGTTCGGCTACTAGTGGTACTAGTGGAAGTAGTGGTGCTAATGGTAGTAGTGGTACAACGGGTACTAGTGGTAGTTCGGCAACAAGTGGAACATCTGGTTCATCTGGTGCAAATGGTAGTAGTGGTACATCAGGGTCTTCTGGTGCAAATGGTAGTAGTGGTACTACGGGAACATCAGGTTCAAGTGGGGCTAATGGTTCAAGTGGAACATCTGGTTCATCTGGTGCAAATGGTTCATCAGGTACTTCTGGTTCAAGCGGAGCAAATGGTAGTAGTGGTACATCAGGGTCTTCTGGTGCAAATGGTTCATCTGGTACAAGTGGTTCTTCTGGTGCAAATGGTAGTAGTGGAACAACTGGAACAAGTGGTAGTAGCGGAGTAAATGGCTCGTCTGGAACAAGTGGCTCTTCTGGTGCAAATGGTAGTTCTGGAACAACTGGGACATCAGGTTCGTCTGGTGCTAATGGTAGTAGTGGGACTACTGGTACTTCTGGTACAACTGGAACAAGTGGTAGTAGCGGTAGTAGCGGTGCTAATGGTTCAAGTGGAACTACGGGAACTAGTGGTACATCTGGCTCAATATTTGGTTTTGCAGCTTCTGGTGATATGGTTGCTGTGCAAACAAGGAGAACAACACCATATGCATTGACTAACACATTTTTTAATATTAAGTTAGATATTACAGATATTGAAAATAATTCAGCAATTATTAGTCATGATACTGTTACAAATGCTGACAGAATCTATGTTTATGACACTGGTTTATATAGTATCCATTATCATGGTGATGTTGGTCCTGGTACAGTAACTGACTTTGATTTTAGAATTTTAATAAATGATATCACTTTGGTTAATGGTGGTTCAATTAGTGGTAAAAACTCTAGTACGGATAGAGTAACAGCATCTGTGGATGCAGTAGTATCATTAACAAGTGGTGATTATGTAACACTTCAAGGTAAATTCCCTGTAAATACAGGTGGTTTAGTTGATAATTTAGTTTTTAGTGTTAGAAAATTAAAATCATTAATTGGGACATCTGGAACTAGTGGTACTTCTGGTACTAGTGGTGTTAATGGTACTTTCTTTGGTACTAGTGGTACATCAGGTTCAAGTGGAGCAAATGGTTCGTCTGGGACAAGTGGTGGTGTAACAATAAGTAATAATACTAATAATTATGTATTAACCGCAACGGGTGTTGCTGGTTCAATTAATGGTGAGGTAGGGTTACAATATAATGGGTCACTTTTAACTTTACTTGGTGATTTAGAACAATCTTCAGTTACCAATATTGTAACAACTACCAATGCGACAATAACTACAGTACAAACATTTACCCCTAATGCATCACAGTTATATCAATTAGAAGCAAATGTTTTAGGACTTAAAAATACCGTTGATAAAGGTATAGTGATGAAAATAATAGGAATCTTTATTGTAAATGGTCTTGGTGTTATTAGTCAAATTAGTTCTCAAGTTATAACAAAAAATACATCATTTACAACTGCTAATGTAACTATGGATATATCTGGAGCATCTATATTAATAAGAGTAACGGGTGAAGCTGCAACTACTATTTATTGGGAATCCTCTATAATAAATAGGCTTGTTGGTGTGGCTGGATAATGATAAATTAATTTAAATAATATGGCAGAATTTTATATAGAAAATGGTACGGTATTTATGCCGACAACTGTAACAATACCTACACCAGACCCTGGTGGTAACTTTTTATTTGTAAAAAATAGAGGTGGTAGACTTATGTTTGGGCAAATGGGTCAAAGTGGTGTTGATTACACTTTTCAACCAGCATTATATGCAAATAAAATTGGTTATTGGAATCCTCCAGGGGGTGTTACAACCGTTCCAGGTATATTTGGTATGGGTCCACTTACCGCAACTGGCACAGCAACTGCTAAGAGTGTTGCCACAACTAACCTTTTTACTAGAACAAGAAGGGTTCAGACTTTATCAGCGGGTACTGCTGGTTCACTAACTGGATATAGGGGTAATTCATTAGTATTATCAATGGGTTCTGGTACAATTTTAGGTGGGGGTGGATTTTATTATGTAATTAGGTTTGGTATATCTGATGCGGCTGCGGTAGCTGGTGCTAGGATGTTTGTTGGGTTAAGAGCTAGTGGTGGTGCCCCAACTAATGTTGAACCATCAACGTTAATTCAATCTATTGGTGTTGGTCACGGTGCCGCTAATACTAATTTATTTATGTACTATGGTGGTACCGCCGCTCAAACACCAATAGATTTGGGGATATCTTTTCCAACAAATACTAGAAGTGTTGATTTATATGAATTAACTTTATTTTGTAGTCCAACTTCAACTAATAGTGTTAGTTATAGAGTTGAGAGATTAAATACTGGTGATATTGCTAGTGGTGTATTAACAACGGTTACTGCTGGTGTTGGATTACCATTAAATACTTCATTATTAATGAATAACGATTATAGAACTAATAATGCAACCGCTAGTGCAGTTGGTATTGATTATGTATCTGTATATTTTGAAACTGATTTTTAAGTTATGAAATTATTTGACATAAAATTAAATAGATATGACATATTTGAGGATGGGTTATACATTGAGTATGTACCATTAAATGATGAGATTAGACATTATTTAATGAATGGTAATACATATCAATTAATAAACAATTCAATTGATGAAACAATCGCATATTATAAACCTATTGTTAGACTTGAGCTTTATAATTTATTACCTGAAGATATAAAACCACAATATATTAACGTTCAATATAAGTTAACCGATTCAATAGAAAGTCCATCTGATATTAATTACGATATATTAGGGTTTCATAAAAAAAGAACTATTTTATTTGGTGAATTAAAAAAGGTTGAATATTTTAAAAACTACGATGGTACTAATTATTCAGATTTAATATTAGAAGAATTTAGAGAATATACTAGAGATATAGATGGGTTAGTTCAAGTTAGGAATTTGACTATAAAGTGGTTATTGAATGATGATTCTATTGGTGCGATAAAGAACACTACAAAATACTATTCAGCTCAAGAGGCAATTCAAGAAGGTATTGATAGGAGGGGTAATATAATATCCGATACGAAGTCTTATACATTATTTCAAATTGGTCAGACACAGTCCTTCGATTTATTAAGTGGTGTAAAAACAGAAATTGATTTGTTCATAGATGGTTATACTGACCCATTAAGAACCGCTATAACTAATTCTACAAAACCATATTTAACACAAACCATTAAGGATGGTATTATTGATAGATTAAGATTAGAATAAAAAAATTAATTATGAAAGAATTTTTTCAAGGAATTTGGGCTCTTATATGGGCTACAATAGTGAGTTGTTTAATGATAACAATAGGGACGGTTTATTCATTAGGCTATTCTATTTGGTTGACAATAACATTAAAAAAATGGTATGCATTTTTTATATTCTGGTGGAGACTAATAGATGGTATATTCTTTGCTTTAGGTCATATACTGTATGAATTAGCATATTCTTTAGATTTAATATGGAATGTGAATGGTGAAATACTTGAAGATTTTATGACAGCTGAAGAAAATACAACATTTACTGATAGAGATATTTCTGTATCAGCAAGTGTTGGTAAATTACAAAAAGAAGGTAAGTTGAATAAATTTGGACTTTGGTTTAGTAGATTATTAAACTTTGCATTTGGTCAAAAACAACATGCTTTAGATGCGTGGGAATACACCCAAGCTAAAAAAGCACTTAGAGAAAAATATTTTAAAAAGAAAACTGATAAAAAGTTTTAATTAACTATATGGTTCATATGATTTTTCTTCGGAGAAGTTTGAACCATACTTTATATTAATAACTTTTTTAAGTTCAAACCTAATATCATTGGTTATGTAAACTAATCTAGCCAATTCAATAAACGGTTCATCAAATTCTTTATTTTTTTCCTTGATTCTAATGTCATCTTCAATATCCCATAATTGTTCATTTATCATTAACAATCGTTCATAATCATACATGTCAATATTTAAATCAGTAAATACAATTTTATGTAGGTAATTATACTCATTTTCAATTTTAAATAATTTATCACTATTTATTATTCTTCTTTTTTTAATATCTAAGATTGATAATTTATCAACTATCTCTCCTATTGAAGCTTCTATTTCCATATTTTATCTATTATCTATATATATTATCACTTCAGTGTAATATTCCATGAAGTGTTCGTTAAACAAATCCCATTTAATATTAACACCATCTATTGAGTACACCTCGTAATTTGTGAACTTAACTAAATAATTATCTCTAAAGTTTATAAATTTAGTTTTTAGTTCTGCTGTTAACAAATGCCATTCACCAACAATCTTTTTAATATTGTTTTGTATATATTCAAGATTTTCATCATTAAATATTGAATATTCACCACCTTCACAATCAGTCTTTAAAAAATCAATTTTATCCAAATTATATAATTTAATTAATTTTTTAAATGTAATACCTTCCATATGCGTTTCATCACCATATACTTGGTGGTTCTCAACGTATGTATTATAATCAGACACACCTTTAAGTATTGGTGTTACTGGATACCCAACAGTATTTTTAACTAAAGTTTTAAACTCTAATTCACTTGGTTCAATAACATAAACATGTTTTGGTTTCTTATCTAGTATAGAATATGTAAATGACCCAATACTACCACCAACATCTAAAACTATATCATTTTCCTCAACTTCAAAAAACCTTTCGTACATTTTAGTTTCAAAAGTTTCATATATTATTAAATCTTTGTGATGTTCACCTTCTGGTGTATTCATCCATCCCCAATCAAAGTTATCTAAATTCATTTTAATAATTTTTTAATTTCAGTAATAACCATGTCACCAGTTATTCTTTTATGACATTCAAATTGTTTATATGTATTTTTATGTTCAGGACACCAATTCCAGTCACCCTTATCAAATTTATAATTTGGATTATTCCAACAACCATTACATACGGATTTATTAACAATTCTAGTGCAGTTACTTGTGAACTCATGGTCTTCTACTGTAAAATTAGAAATCATAACAACATGTTTTCCAATCGCCCAAGATAACCATGATAATCCAGAGCTAAGTCCAATTAAGAACTCACTATGGTGAATAACATTCATTGTGTTTTCGATTGAACAATCTTTTAATTTTTCAACACCTTTATATTTTGACCCTTCTTTGGATACATCGATAACTTTGTAACCATTTTCAATTAAGAAATCAATTACTTCTTGCCAACCAGTTTTATTATTCCAATACTTAAGACCTGATGTTGAATTTGGTGCAATTGTCACATATTTTGTATCATATGGATTTTCCTTTGGTTTAAAATCAATTTCTGGTTTTATTTCAGTAAATTCTAAACCTAAAATATTTGTTGCAGTTTGTTGCAGTGGAATTATGTTTGGTAATACTGGTTCGGCATCCTCGTCATAAAACCAACCTAATGAATACATAGCGAATAAATTATGAACAGTTACTCCAGGTTCAACAAATTCAATATTAGGGTATGATTCTTTTAATAGTTTATTCCAGAAAGTTGATAGTATAACTTTACAATTATGTTTTTTTCTAAATTCTTCAACATAAGGTATCCAAGCAATAGTATCACCTAATGATGATGACTCCATTGTTATAAACACACGTTTATCTGATAAATCTAAAGTATAATCACAAACTAATTCACCTTTACGATAAGCTTTAATATTCCATTCTGTAAAATATTTCCTATTTAACTTGGTCCACATATTACTATTTATGGTTGCTGAATGAACTAATACCATATTGTTATCATAAAACTCAACTAAAAACTCATCATCAACATTCCCAATAACTTCAAAAAAAGGATTATTTACAAAATGATAATTAAATGACATCTGTTCTTTAGGTTTCATCATATTAATTTTAGTGTTTTTTATTTCTTTCAAATATTTTAATCTAGTTTCTTCTGAATTCATATCTCTTTTAATTTTTCAATCATTTTTTCCATTATATCAACATCTTTTTCACCATGAAAAAATAATAAATTTTCTTTATTAGCTGGAACTCTAACCCATTTTGATAACTCTTCTTCATTATCATCAAGACCGACTTTATCATAAATTAAATCAATACTATCTAAACTAGCATTAACATAAATGTATGGTAACCCATTTAATATGTTGTATTTCCATAACAAAACATTTAATATTGTTTCTTCATTATATGGTGCGTAATGTTCATTATTTTTTAATATCTTTGGATTTATACACATCCAATACCACTCATCCATGAAATCAATACAATCTTTACTAGCAATAAAATAACCAGTTTGTCTATATCTTTCACGTACCTTTTGATTAACATTATATAGTTCACAAGCTGGATGTTCCAATGTGGTTGTTAAATCTTCTTTAGTTTCAGCTCCACCTCTACCATTTGCAAATAAATAATCATAAACACCTTGAACAAAGAATGGGTAACTAAAATCAGTATATAAGTTAAAGATATTATCAACATTTGGTGTTGCAACTGAATCACTATCAACATATACCGCAATATCTAAATAATTAGTTAATACATCTTTCATGATTAGTGGTCTTTGTATTAGTAATTTATAGATGTTTGAATTATTTCGATTTATATAAAAATTAGATTCTGAACTTTCATACATATTAGCATCGTTTTCTAAATTACAAACCCACTTAATTGTTGTTACATTTTCAACATTAACCTTTAAATCAGAATCTAACATATATACGTATATTGGTAGATTACTAAATGCTCTAATTGATTTTGCTGCTGCACTAACGATATTAAAGTATTTTACATTACTGTATAATACATAACCATGCTTTACTAAACTATCATTAATTAATTTTTCATTATCTGGATATCCTTTATATAAACTATGGTGATGTACGTTAGTATTCATATACGTTAAACCAATTTCTTCTGACACTTGGTATTCTCTTACTGGTGAATCAGTCATAAGTGGTCTGTAATCGTTTAATAATGATAATATCGCTTTACTGTATACAATTGGCCCTGTAGTTCTTAATACAGCCTCTTTACCCGCTCCATCGGTATAGTTTCTAATGTTATATTCAACTAGTTCTATTGTTTTCTTTAGAAATGGGTGTTCGGGTTTACATATGATATACCAATTTTGAAATTCACCAAGTGAATAATCTAATTCATCAGACCAATCTCTACCTGGCCAATGTGATAAAAGATATTCATCAGTATATAATAATGTATCTTCTAATGGTACTGTTGTTGTACTTTTAATGTCTAAATAAACCCCACCAACTTTATACATTAATAGATATCTAAAATAATCAGCTTTAGCTGGGCCATAACTATCATTAATGGTTAAATACAGTTTTAATGTTTCTTTTGAGTAGTTTTCCTTTATAAAATTTACACAGTCTTCATCATTGTAGAATCTATATTCAAAGGTTGGGTTCATTTTTTTAAGTTGGTCAACATTGTTTACTAATTCAACTGGTAAATCATTTGTTTTATATGTTTGATGTATAACTCTAGGAATCTTTTGTTTCCTTAAAATTATATCACTCATTAAATATTCAACATCATATCCTACAAATCGTTTCAATAATTTATTAATTTCTTCTTTATTTGATACTTCACTATGACATTCAAATTTAATTTTATTTGCCAATAATTTTGGGTTTTTTTCACATTCATTTAAATAGTCATTTAAAATAACATGGTCATAACCTTCTGTATCAACTTTTAAATAATCAATACTTTTTACATTATGTTTTTCAATTAAGTTGGACCAAGTTATAGTTGGTACTTTTTGTATTGTGACTAATTTATCATATAATTCTTTACCTATTTCTTTAATAGTAAATGGGTGTGGATTATTTACGCTATTACTACCTCTAACCCACCATGGTAGGTTATGTGTGTCAATATGTTTATCTTTTATGTAATAAATATCAATAGAACCTTCTTCATCTGACATAGCAGCTTGAATCTTTTTAACGTTTCGTTTGTTCGGTAATTTATCAAGATAATACTTAATTGGTTCAATACTTATACCTTTTGTTAAATTATTCGATTCTTCTATTAGTGTATCAAAATCTGATGTACCAATTTCAATAAAATCATAATGACCATCATCAACCACATTTAATTGCAATAAATCAATCATTTTATTTGTATCGGTATCAATATCACCAGTTAAAAAAGAAATGCATTCTTCGTTATTGTATGAATCACAATATGTTTCTAAATTAAACATTAAAATTTTAGAATCATACATTAGTGCTTCTTTAACAACTAATGGGTTTAATTCTAGTTTTGATGTAAATAAAAATAAATCACTAGCTATTATGAAGTCATCAGTATTATCTTTTTCACCCCATACTATACAGTTGCTTGGTATATTTTCCATTAGTGGTTTCCAATAATCCATAAAATTACCAGCTTGATTACCTACAAAATGAAAAGTCACACCTCTACCTTCAAATTGTCTAGCTAATTCAAAAGCATAACCTTGATTTTTCCCTGGTGTAAATAAACCAATATTTACAACATGTTTTGAGCTTGGGTCAAGTTTTAATTTTTCAATTGCAAGTTGTTGTTGTTTGATTTTTTTATCAACTGGATATTCAATAACAACTGATTCAATACCTAAACTTTCATACATTTTTTTTGAGTATTCAGATACGAATATAAATTTATCTGGTAAAAACCTTTTTAATGGTTTAGAATCGTATGAACTATGAGTTGTTTCAAATATTTTATATTGTCTATCTGAATTATATATTTTAATCAAGATATCTTTATCGATAAATGTTTCAGATAATTCTTCTATAAAAATTATTTCAGGGTCAAAATCTTCAATAACTTTAATCAATTTATGTTTATCATCACCTACTGAAATAAATTTATCACCTAATAAGTTAATTATCTTATTTCTTTGAATTACAAAATCTGGTGATAAAAAATTATATTCAACACATACAACGTTATAATGTGACATCAATAACTCAATTTTATTTAATGTGAATTGAGGTGCACCACCTGTAGATAGATGTGATGCTATTATTAATAAATTATTTTTAACCATAAATTAAATATAGTATTTTTTTTATTAAAAATAAATGTAAAATAACTTATTATTTGTAAGTATCAGTGATATTTATATATAAATTTAAATATATGTCTATTTCTTACATTATCGATAATAATGATGAATCATTATCTAATCAAATTATTAAGGGTTCTTTATCACAAGGTGATAATACATCTGCTAGTGGTGCTTATTCACATGCTGAAGGTGAATCAACAAAGGCTATTGGTACTAATTCACATGCTGAAGGTTATTTTTCAACAGCTAGTGGTGATGATTCACATGCTGAGGGTTCTGAAACAATAGCTAGTGGTGCTACATCACACGTTGAAGGTTATGGTAGTCTAGCTGGTGGTGATAGTTCACATGCTGAAGGTAATTTTACAATAGCTAGTGGTATTTATTCACATAGTGAAGGTGGTCAAACATCTGCAATTAGCGATGCGTCACACGCAGAAGGTTATTTAACAACTGCTAGTGGTTTATATTCACACGCTGAAGGTACTCTAACAATAGCTAGTGGTCAAGCTTCACATGCTGAGGGTAGTTATGCAACTGCTAGTGGTAATTATTCACATGCTGAAGGTCAACAAACAATAGCAAGTGGTGATTATTCACATGTTGAGGGTTCATTTACAATAGCTAGTGGTATTTTTTCACACGCTGAAGGTGGTTTAACAACCGCTAGTGGTTATCTATCACATTCTGAGGGTTCTGGTACAACAGCTAGTGGTACAGCGTCACACGCTGAAGGTGATAGAACGATAGCTAGTGGTGATACGTCACATGCTGAGGGTAGTAAAACAAGAGCTAGTGGTACTTTTTCACATGCTGAAGGTCAAAATACAACAGCTAGTGGTAATTATGGTTCACATGCTGAAGGTCAAAATACAATAGCTAGTGGTGATAATTCACACGCTGAGGGTAGTTATACAAAAGCATTTGGTCAAGCTTCACACGCTGAAGGATATAGTACAACTGCTAGTGGCATTCAGGCGCATTCTGAAGGTTATTTAACAACAGCTAGTGGTTATTATTCACATGCTGAAGGGATTTCAGCAAAGTCTTTTGGTGCTTATTCACATGCTGAAGGTAATGCTACAATAGCTAGTGGTGATACGTCACACGCTGAAGGGTATCAAACAACTGCTAGTGGTTATTATTCGCATTCTCAAGGTTATATTACATTAGCTAGTGGTCAAAATTCACACGCTGAAGGTCAGCAAACCTCAGCAACAACATATAATACACACGCTGAAGGTATTGGTACACTTGCTAGTGGTACGGGTTCGCACGCTGAAGGTTATGGTACCAAAGCAACTGGAATTAATTCACATTCACAAAATTTATATACAACAGCATTTGGGTTTCATTCACATGCGGGTGGTTCAGGTTCAACCGCAACTGGTATCGCATCATTCGTTCATTCATCTAATTCAACGGTAAGTGGTGATAGAAGTGCTATTATTGGTGGTCAAGGTATAACTGGTTCAGCTGCTGATACTGTTTATGTTCCAGATTTTGTAATTAAAAAAACAGCAACAGTTCCAACAAGTTCAGCAGATACTGTTGGTGAAAATGGTTCTATAACATGGGATAATACACATTTTTATTGGAAAGCAAATGGTCAATGGTTAAGAGTTTTAGGTTCAACGTTCTAATAAGCTAAACATTTCATAAAAATAATAAAGGGGTCTTAGGGCTCCTTTTTTATTTTACTCACCATATAAGTCTTTTGGTTTGATACATTTTTCTTTAATTAATTTCTCAACATACGCAAACATTTTTAAACCATTTTCTTCACAGTAATCTTTAAGGATTTTGTGGGTATTAGGTGTTATTTTAAGGTTTTTGGTTCGTTTCATAATTGTTTTAATAGTAAATATGACAAAAGTAAGTTATTTGTCATACTATTTTTTGTTGTAAAACAACAAAAAGAAATTTTTCGATTTTTACTATATATTTATTATAAAAATGACTCAAGATAATAATTAATTAAAAAAAGTAAATAATGGCAGAGAAAGTATTCGTCAGTCCAGGTGTCTATACATCAGAAAAAGACTTAACATTCGTTACACGACAAGTGGGTGTAACAACATTGGGATTGGTTGGTGAAACAACGCAAGGTCCAGCATTCCAACCTATCTTCGTATCAAACTACGATGAATTTAGGTCTTTCTTTGGTGGCTTAGATGCTACTAGAGTAAAAGATACGGGTGCACCAAAATATGAATTACCATACATTGCAAAATCATATTTATCACAATCTAATCAATTGTTTGTAACTAGAGTATTAGGTTTCTCTGGTTATGATGCTGGTTTAGCTTGGGGTATAACATTAAGTGCAGCTTTAGACCCAAATACAATTGATGTTGTGTCTGCAACTGCATATTCACCATTAATTTCATTTACTGCTGATTCAACTGGTACTATAACTAGTTTAGTTTCTAGTGATTCAGTTATTCAAAGTTTATGGGATAATGGTTTAATCGGTTTAGATTATTTAGCTGCATCATCACTTGGTCCAGTTGCTCCAGTTCCTTTAACATTTGAAAAAATAGGTGTTACTTTCCAAGGTGCTGAAATTCCTAATTTTGTTGTAACTTCGATAGTAACAAATACTAATGGTACAACTGGTGTAACATCTGGTGATACTATTGTTTATTCTGGTGCTGGTTATTCTAATGTTGAAAACAAGGTAGTTGCATTATTAAGGTCTAGAGGTAGATACAATGGTTCTGAACAATTAGTATTCGAAGTTTCTGCAAATACACAAGTTGATTTTGCAACAACACCTTTGAATGCTGAAACAGACCCTTATGGTGATTTCGCAATTGAAGGTACTTCAAATATTTCAGGTATATTTAGATATGACTTATCATTTGATAAAACTAAGAAAAATTACATCACTAGAGTATTGGGTAGAAATGCACAAGACGGTAAAACTGCATTATTTGTTGAAGAAATATATGAAAACATGTTTTCTGATTATGTTACTAATGACGAAGTGTTAGGTATTAACATTACAGATTTAGTTAAATACAATAGAGCATTTGATGATTATAAAAAAGAATTCCAACCAGCGGTAACTCCTTGGGTTGTATCTGAACTTCGTGGTTCAAACTTATTAAGATTATTTAGACTTTGGACTATTTCTGATGGTGATGCTGCAAACAAACAATTTAAGATTTCAATTAGAAACATCCAACCAGATGTTAAAGAATTTGATTTAATTGTTAGAAGTTATTATGATACTGATGCAAGACCAAATATATTGGAAGCTTATTCAAGATGTTCAATGAACCCAGCTTCAAATAACTATATTGCTAAAAGAATTGGTACATTGGATGGTGAATTTCCATCAATGTCTAGTTATATCTTAGTTGATATGGAAACTGGTTCTGATACTTCAGATGCTTTCCCAGCTGGATTTATTGGTTACCCATTAAGAGATTATACTGAAAATAGTAATACAACTGTTCAAGCACCAACAATTGAATATAAGAAAACATATGGTTCATTTGAAAACAAACGTAAATATTATTTAGGTTTAACAGATACTAAGGGTATTGACCAAGACTTCTTTGACTATAAAGGTGTTCCAGATAGTACAACTATCGATATGTGGACTGGTATGACAAATGGTTTCCACATGGATGTTAATGCTAGTGCTGCTACAATTGATAATGTATTTATCACTGTAAATACAACTGGTGGTACTTATAGCCCAATATACACATTCGATACAGGTTGTTGTGTATTCCAAAATGATTTCCAATTACAAGGTACTTCATATGAAAAATTATACTCACGTAAATTTACATTTGTTCCTTACGGTGGATTTGATGGTTGGGACCCATATAGAACAAGAAGAACTAATACAGACCCTTATTTAATTAACGGTACTAAAGGTTCAATTGGTTTAACTAACGGTACATTCGCTAATAGAACATTAAGTAATGGTGACCCAGGTATCACATCTGATTACTATGCATACTTAGAGGCTATTTGGACATTTAAAAATCCAGAAGCAACAAATATTAACGTATTCTCAACTCCAGGTGTTGATACATTTAACAATACTAACTTAGTTGAAGAAGCAATTGAAATGGTTGAACAAGATAGAGCTGACTCTTTATACATTGTTACGACTCCTGATACTGATGCTGGTGGTGATGTTTTATTACCAGAAGATGTTGCTGACCAATTATATGGTCAATATGATAGTAACTATACATGTACATACTGGCCTTGGATTCAAATTAATGATGCTGAGAACAATGTTTACATATATGTTCCACCAACAAGAGATGTAGTTAGAAATATTGCATTGACAGATAATATCGCATTCCCATGGTTCGCCGTTGCTGGTGTTCAAAGAGGTGATGTTGATGCTATCAAGGCAAGAGTTAAATTAACTTTGGGTGAGAGAGATACATTATATGAAAATAGAATAAACCCAATTGCAACGTTTGCATCTGAAGGTATTAAGATATGGGGTAACAAAACATTACAAGTTAAAGAAAGTGCTCTTGACAGAATCAATGTTAGAAGATTGTTACTACAAGCTAGAAAACTTATTTCTGCTGTTGCGATTAGATTATTGTTTGAACAAAACGATGATATCGTTAGAAATCAATTCTTAAGCTTGGTTAACCCAATTTTGGATAACATTAGAAGTGAAAGAGGTTTAACTGACTTTAGAGTAGTATTGGATTCAAGTCCAGAATCAATAGATAGAAATGAATTACTTGGTAGAATTTTCTTGAAGCCAACTAGAGCATTAGAATTTATATGTGTAGAATTTAATATCGTACCAACTGGTGCATCATTTGATGATATCTAAAAATAATTAATAAAAAGGGTTATTTATTTAACCCTTTTTTTTAAAAAAATAGAATCATTAATATTTATAATAAAAGATAACAAAAAGAATTAAAAAAATAAAAGAACATGGCTGATTTATTGATGAAAATGCCCGTACCTTATGAGCCTAAAAAGAAGAATAGATGGCTTTTAAGATTTCCAGCTGATTTAGGTATACAAGAATGGTGGTTAGCGTCTGCCTCAAGACCTTCTATAACACAAAATGAGGTTGAAATACCTTTCCTAAACACATCTACTTGGGTAATCGGTAGATTTACATGGGAATCTATTAGTGTGACGTTTAGAGACCCTATTGGGCCTTCTGCTGCTCAAGCTATTATGGAATGGGTTCGTTTACAATCTGAATCTATTACAGGTAGACAGGGTTATGCTGCTGGTTACAAAAAAGATATTGAATTAGAGATGTTGGACCCAACTGGAGTTGTTATTGAGAAATGGCAATTGCAAGGTACAATGTTGACGAATGTTAACTTTGGTGACTTATCGATGGATGATGATGGTATCGCAGATATCACAGCTGACATGAGATTTGACAGAGCTATACTTTTGTTCTAATTTATCATGGCAAAGGCAAAAAAAGAAGGTAAACCTAAAAGAAATAGGGAGAACCTAAGTAAAAAAATTAAAATGGTTAATAAAAACCATGAGTTAATTAAACAATTAAAAGAAAACCTATAGAAATATAGGTTTTTTTTGTTTTAATCAAATATTTATAATAAAATTCAAATGAGAAAAAGTGATAAAAAACATAATATGTCTAAAGTTAATTTATTAGCCGAACAAAGATATTTGGAATCAAAAGGTATAATAAC